CCGAGTGAGGGTCATCAATAATCAAGAGATCCGCACCACGGCCCGTGATTGCACCTCCAACACCCGCTGCAAAATATTCTCCACCATGATTTGTTTCCCAACGTCCTGCAGCTTTACTATCTGCACTTAAATTTACATTTTCAAAAACATTTTTATATTCACCAGTGCCCATCAAGTTTCTAACCTTACGACCGAACCGGTAAGCGAGTTCCGCTGTGTGTGTAGTTTGAATTATTTTTAATTTAGGATTTATACCCATCATGTATGCAGGAAATAAATATGATGCAAATTCTGATTTGGTGTGCCTTGGTGGCATGTTCACGATCAAACGTTTTATCTTCCCCTCTGCTAGATCTTGGAGCTTGGATGCAGTCTTAAGGTGGTGGGGCCCTTTGACAAAATCTGGCCACATTATTCTAACAAAATTTAAGAAGTTATCTTGAGCTGCAGACTTTAATTTTAATTCGTGTTCACGAAGCAGCAGCTTTAGTTCTTCAGCTGTTGGTTTATTCATCATATCTTTTTTATACTATATGTTTGTATAAATCACTAACTATAGGTCGCCGTCAAAACGCCCACGCCGCGCACAGGTGGGTGGGGGTCTTGAAAAAAGTTTAGAACATTTGGGAAGAGTAGGGGTTACCTTTTTGGATTGCGTTTAGTTTTCATGTGAAAAGAAGGGCGAGCCAGTTTTGTTTTAGGTTTTGCCTTACGAAAAGTTATACAAAAAAAGTTTAAAATAATTAAATTATTATCTTGTATTATCTTTTATAATGTTTATATTAGAACTATATCAAGCTTGGTTGAGCAACAGACCGACAACCTCCGACCTCGGAACATACTACGGGGAGGATAGAAAGAGTCTACCAAGTAGATATATAACCCAACTAGAATAGGAGTTATCCTTATGGATGAAGCCCAACTAGATAGCTTACTCAAGAAGCTTGCTGTTTATCTAGCTAACGAGCTAGACAAACGAAGCGACTTGTTAAGCCGACTTGAAGACCTCGAAGACACTATCTCTAGAGAGAATTTCTCTGAGGATGATATTCGAGAGTGGATCAGCGATGCAATCAACAACGCTGAGATCAACGTCGACATCAGCGCTTAAACCATTACCGAGGGGCGATATCGCCCCTCGTAATCTAAGAAGGGAGGTGATTATATGCCAGATCCTAACCAGGAAGATTGGGATAGATTAAGCGATGAAATCGCAATCGACCAAGAAATATTGGAATATGAAACTGACGTATAAGAGGAGGATCTATGAAAATAGATAATCAGACTACCGCTGTAGGATTTGCTAAGCAAACTGCGGCAACAATGCAAAAAATGGCTGACGCCATTCAAGTATTATCTAAAAAGATTATCGAAAATTCTAATCAAATAAATGAATTAGAAATAATGATTGGTCAACTTAAAGGCGATCAATACTTAACCGATAACCGAGTAGATAAGATAGAAAAAAACCCAACGTTATTTGATAAATAGTTTTCAATGTTGGGTTGAAAATGGGGGGCGATAATCGCCCCCTAATAATTCAACCAGGAGTAAATATGAAAAAATATATTGTAAGATTTCATCTTAATCAAGACAAGTGGTCAGAGATAGTTGACGCTGTTGATAAAGAATCAGCACGAGACACGGCTCGTCAATGGCTATTAAATAGGATTGATAATGATCCTAAAAGTTTAATAACAATGTGTGATATTCACGAAATACAAACTTATGGAGAACTTTCGGGAATAGTGAAGCATGAACTAGGAGGAACGGTAGAAGATGTCGAAGCAACAAAGTGATAACTTTAGAGTGTTATTGGATTGGCTTGATAAGTGTCCAATTAGTTATACGATATCAAGCATGAGCGGGGATAGTATACATATTAAATGTTTTAACCCTCCCCATAATACACTTGAAAAGAAAGACGATAGATATTTTACTATCAACGATAAACTAGAAAAAGTTTATGATTAAGGAGTAGGGGGCTTAGCCCCTACTTTTATTTTAATAATGCTTCTAAATTCCAAATCCCTTCCCTTTTTAGCTGGTTCAAAGCATCATTCCAGCCTTCCTTATAACAATCAACACTTGTCTTTTCATGAAAGTGTTTATTATCTTCCAACAAATTTCTATAAACCCTCACCAAATGAGGTAAATGCATATCCATTATATTTATTTCTTCGTCCCTGCTTTTTGAATAGCGTACGTTTAGCGAATCATCAAACATATCTGAGGGCGTTTTGCGTCCGCTAATTATGCTTTCAATTTCTAATAGTTTTTTAATTTCCATAATATTTTTTTTAGCGTGTGTTTAGCGGGCCCGGCTCATCCAGGCCCGCTGCTGCCGGTCACTTTCCAAAATGCTGCAGCATTCCTTGATAGATATCCTGGGCGTATCGATGCTCAACGTATCTTTCTCTAAGGGCTTTGGCCCTTATCTCCTTGTTGAAATCGTCAACGTTATCATTCCACCAGGAGACAGCGGCGTCAGTGTGTAACATGAATTTCACCAGGCTGCCCTCGTTAACTATTCCAACGTGATTTTTTAACATGCTTCTAATATATCTTTAGTATATACCCCGCCCGCTTCATCAAAGAAGCCAATTGTGGAGCCGTATACATGCATCAAGACAACTTGCTTCCAGCCTTTTCCCTGCCTTGGAGATTCTAAAAGCTTGGCCTTAACTGGTGCGCCCAGGCCGTTATCAATAATATATGTATTACCTTTTTTTAACTCTTCTTTTTTAATCATATTAACCTTCTTTCTCCTTGATTAATTATTATAAAAGACTATACAAGACATATAAACAAAGTCAACAAGAAAGTAAAAAAAATGTACACATTAAAAAAAGCTAAGGAATTAACCGGCGGCGGGATCAGTAACAAAAATAAAAAAATGCCAGGTTATACGTACGGCCTAAGCGCAAAGCGCTGCAAGACCGGGGCCAAGCTTCAAAAAGTGAAGGGGTCAACCTGCTTTAATTGTTACGCAATGAAAGCCAATTATTTTTATCCATCGGTGAAGACAGGCCACGCTAGGCGCCTAAGATCTATTAATAATAAAAACTGGACTGCTGCAATGATCCAGTTAATAACACATTATGAAGAAAATTATTTTCGCTGGCACGATAGCGGAGATATACAGAGCCTGGAGCACCTGCGCAAGATCTGCGCCGTTGCAGCAGGGACGCCAAAAATAAAGCACTGGCTGCCAACGCGTGAAGCTGGGATACTAAAAGAATACAAAGCAGCCGGCGGCTGCATCCCTTCAAACCTGGTGATTAGATTAAGCGCGACGATGGTTAACGGCGCGCCTTCAAAGACTCACGAGCACAGCAGCACGGTTCACACGCCAGGCGTTGCGCCAATTGGTGAAGCTTGCAGCGCATCGAAGCAGGGCGGCCGCTGCCTGGACTGCCGGGCCTGCTGGGATCCATCAATAAAAAATATATCATATGAAAAACATTAAAATATATATAGAATATTTTATACTGTACGCCCTCATATATTACTTAATAATTAAACCCATACTTTGGATGATCAACAAATCCCGCGAAGATTGATCGACTTTTTTTTTCTGCTGCAGCCGGGGATAATCTGCGAATGTTTAGTGTAAAACTGCGAATGTTTAGTGTTCATGGTACATGGATAGTTTGCGTCAGTTTAGTGTGAGAGGGCAGGGGATAGGTAGCCCCCTACCCTCTTGCGTCAGTTTTGTGTCAGGAATGTGATGACCTCCCTCCAATCGAATGGTTTATGAAACACGATTAATGGCTCATGGATATTGTTTGCTATATCCTGTGCCTGTATACCCCCATAGATATTTAGGGTGGTCTGTTCAAGGGGGGTGGCTATGATAAAACATCTACCACCCTTTAATGCGTGGCTATAATTCCATGCTATTTGATGAGGGGATAGTTTAATTTTGCTACGATTTGCTACTTTCAATTCGACTGTAAAAAAACCACAATCTTTATGGCAGCCAACAAGGTCAGGAAACCCCATAATCGTTGTAGTTTCTATCCTATTCCAAGATATTTCAGGTGTATTCTTTTTTATTAATTGCCAAAGTTTGCTCTCAGGTTTGCGTAGCATTTTATCCTGTAAATAGTAGCATAAAAAAAGATAAAAATTTATACTTTAAGTGCTTGTATAATCTTGTAAAACCTTGTAATGATTTTCTTAATATGATTTCGTAGGACTATATCGGCAGGACTTGGGGATAGCATCCCAAGTACCCCCTCACTTTAGGTGGATGTGACAAGGGGGCTGTGATGAGCAGATGAGAGTGACTTTATAGGACTGGTTTCGTGAGAGGGGCATAGCCCAGAACATATTAGAAAAAATTATTCAATTAATTTGAAAGGAAAAATTATGTCTAAACATAAATGCAAAACTTGTGGTCGTGGTATGAGTTATGGGTACTGTGGAGGTCATGGTGGTAGTGGTCATTGGCACGAACAAAAAGTTGGTAATGTTAGTA